CAGCAACTGCTGGAGTCTCCATTACTTGATTTTCATCCATTATGTTCACTTATCTTTCTTATGTCGTTGTCCGAATGCCTTGCGGCGTATCACTTGGTTACAATGAGATAATTGCATTACATTTTAACGCATTTGTCTCGTTATATTCTGATAATTATCAGAAATCTTTATTCTTTGTCTACTGCTCTCCTCTGTGGAAGTTTAGTTCCGTAGGCGTCAGTGACAAGTTTGTTTCGTATTTCAGCCTCTGCCATTTGTTCAGTACCCCTCATTGCCTGATTAGCAGGGTCTTCTACATTGTCTTTAGTTTCTGGCCCAGACATACCATCGCCTAGTACGTCTCCATCACCCATAGGTGTTGGCTCCATTGGCATTGCAGTATTTCCATCAGGTCCTGGCATCATGCCAGTCATGTCCATAATGGCTTTCTGAATCTGAATTTTAACCAGTTGTAGAGCACCGTCTGCTTGTGCATCAGACATAAGTTCTTGGCGAATTTCTTCCAACTTCTCTTCTGGGAATTCTTCTCCAAGTTGACGCAAAGCGCCTTCCTTAGACTCAAGTCCCATACCCAACTTAGTTTGAATTTCGTTGAGAACAATCAACTTATCTAATGGAAGTGGTTGTGGGAACTGTGCATAGTTTTGGTAAGAAATAGGGTCATTAGGGTCAAGTTGTGGGTATTGACCATCTTTGATTGGACCATCTACTTCTGGGTTGTAAAGCATTGTTTCTGGTTCTTTAAAGAACAATGTACGGAGAGCGAGTTCGTTAATCTTCTCTAAGCCCTTGCCGTACTGCGAAGTTTTTTGTGCCCAACGGTTCATCAATGGCTGATACTGAATTGAAAGTGCAACACCAGATGTGTTGGAAATAGGTTGAACTTGACCCAGTGCGGTTTCTGGGATGTTCATAATTTCGTGCATTGAACGCTTCAAGAGTTCTAGGTACGAAAGAGCACCTTGAATTCCTGCAGCACCTCCCTCAAGGTTGAAGACTTGAGCATCTTTTGGAAGACCGCCCCAAACCTTCTTTGCACCCTTTTCAAGATTAGAGGCTTTTGCACCAACAATAACTGTCACAGGGGAAGCGTGATAGTTAATGATGTCTGCAATGTCGGTTGATATTTCATTGTAGGAGCGGTTTAGTGTGATGATGTCGTGTGCGTCTGCGAGACCCCACGGTGAACCTGAAACAGGAACATTAGGTATGTGCACCACTGGAATAAGTCCTAGTGGATTTGGACGAGAATCAATCAATTCATCATTGATATACTCTTCGATTGTGTCGTCAGTAAGAATTTCAGTGTAAGTAAATACTTGGCGAGTACCTTCTAGAGATGTTCCCCAGAAACGATACTTCTGTTTAAAACGAAGAAGACGTGTTCTATCGTGTGGGTGGAACTCAGGGAAACAGAATGAAGAGTTCATTGGAAGAAGGCGAACACGACCTGGGTGTGCTGCTCCAGAAGAGTCTTGCCATGCTTCTTCGTATGCAATCTTTACAAATACATCTCCAGTAATTCCGCCTTGTTGTGCCATTTCAAGAAGTACACGCATCTTGTCGTTATCTATTTCCCAAATGCGTTCTAGGCGGTCTGGAATAATTGCTTCTGTTGCTTTAGGGGAACGGAAGTGAATACCCTTACCAAATACAAAGCGTGCTAAAAAGTCGTTGAATGCACGGTAGTAATTAACTGTAAGTTGCATTTCGCCAGATTCACGGCGATAACCCCAGTGGTGACCAAGGTACATTGCCCAGTTAAGTGAATAGCGATTAAGGCGTGGACCGTGTACTTCAAACTCTTCGTCAGCAAGTTCAACTAAACCAAGTGGTGAAACCGAAATGGTTAAGTCTGATGATGCAGCCCTATACGACGGAGGACTGAAGTCCATGAATGACATTACTTCTTGCCTTTATCCTTCTTTGAAGACTTTTTTTCTTCTTTATCTTTATTAGGCTTACTTCTTTTTTCTAACTTTTCTCTTTCGTGCTTTTTCTTTGCAATACCCATCTTGCGGTCTGCTTCTGTGGTTTCAATGAAGCGACCACCATGTTCTACGTAAGTTTTATGAACCCAGTGCGATGCACCTGGATTTGGATAGTTGGAGTACTTTGCTTTTGCCTGTGCGACAATCATCGCCCACATTTTGGGGTTTGCTGGTTTACTCGCCATACTATCTCCTCTCTATAACCCGATAGGCCCCCACACTAATGTGGGGGCTATCAGATGTCTGCTTTAACTTAGTCGTTTACGACTGTTGCGGATGTGCGCTGTGTGCGTCCGCCTGAACGAACAACTGTCTCAATTGTCTGAGCAGCGTAATCGTTGTGTGTTCCGTGTGCGAACTCACCCAAGAATGTTGGTGCTTCTACCCATGCAGCAGAACCCACGTGGGCACGCTCTGCAAGAGTTTCAGCAGCAGGCTTCTCAAATACGTTTGCATTACGGTTAGGGCGTCCTGCAGCAGGAATGTAACCCTGCATCATGCCCTTCTGGAATTCGCTTGGGACATCTGTGTCTGTTGCAATTCCTTCTTCAAAACGAAGTGGACCACGACGTGTTGCGTTGTCTGCGCCCTTTACTTCGTAGTTGTGGGGTGCACGCTCTGGAAATTGAGGTGATGGTGCTATGCTCATTTTTACTCCTTAAGGATAAATAGGAAGGCCATTCCAGGTAAAAGTTTCCTACCTTTTAGCCTGTTTATGTTGCTGAACTAGAAAAAAGGATTCGAAGAAGCCACTACTTCTGGCATAACCAATGACTCTGTTAAACAGCAGGCGATAGATAAAGAATCCACAAAGTCGTCGTGTGCATAGGCTTCTTCAGGGGCGGATACAAGAAAGTTAGGTCCTTTGTACTGAACTTCTGCATCCGTCATTTGTTGAACAAATCGCTTCCAAGTACGCAATCTACGTGTTTTTGCATGTGCGGGCCAAGAAATCATTTCTCTTTGAATTAGTGCCTGTAAATGTTTCCAACGCTTAGACTGCTCAGAAGGTGAAGATGTAAGAGCAGTTACTTCGGCTCTAGGAATAAGAAGTTTTAAACGTTGAGCAACTGCGTCACCAACACCGTTAGCATCTACTCCGATAGCAAGAACGTCATAGTTTTCTAAGAAGTTTACTATTTGGAAGTATTGCTCCTCCCAATCGTCTCCTTGAATTTCAAGCCAATTAAGAACACGGTGCTCAAAGTAGCCAAACTCGTCTGGCCTATCCCAGTCAACCCACACCACAGTCACAACAGTGCTGTCAGTTTTACGTGCAGGGTCAATACCGACTACCACTGGTGTCTTGTGCCAAGACTTTACTAACTCGGAAGATGTGTCTCCTAACCTGTCCATAACAGTAGAGGTAACAAACATACCTCGTTCAAGAAGCCATTTACAGCAGTAAGACATTTGGAACTCATCTGAGTCTTCACCGATGCGTAGCATTTCTTTTCTAATGAACTTTTCATAGTTAGCGTTAAACTTTGACACTTCTTTCCAGTCCCATTGGAAATGGTTTTGACGTGAACCACGACCTGTTTGTCTACGCTTGTTTAATTGAATAGCACGGTAGAAGTTGTTCTTACTTGTTGTTGGAGTACCTGTCTTAACCATTGTTCCTGCGTAGTAAGCAAGCATAGGAGAGATTGATTTAGACACAACAAAGTCATCTGCTTCTTGACACTCATCAATAACAATCAAATGGAAAGACTTAGATTCAATTTTTGCACGAGGGTTTGCAGTCATCATCGTAATAGTTGAACCAGACTTCTTTAGTTTAATTTGTCGAGTAACTCCTCCAACACGTGCTGCGCTGTCATCAATTTCTGGGTCTCCCAAAATCTCTACTGCACGCTCAGATGTAAGGCGAGTAACAGCACGGCTAAAGAGAGTTTCTACCTGTGACTCAGTAGGTGCAAATAAGCCTACCCACAATCCATCCTTAAACTTTCCAAGCAAATCTGGGTATAACTTTGCAAGACGTGGAAGCAAAACCATAAGTGTGGCTACTGTGTCAGCAACTGTCTCTGACTTTCCTGACTGACGTGATGCAAGCGCTGTAATTTCTTCGCCGTCGTTAATGATGACCGATTCAATAATTCGGCGTGCTAAAGGTTTTTGATATGCGTGTAGGTCATGGCCTACAAGGACTTTTAAGAAGTCTAAAATTTTATCAATTAGTTTTTCAACAAACTGTTGGGATAGTTCATCTAGTTCTTCAATGATTTCTTCAGGTGCTAAGTTCTCATCGTTTAGGTAGAACTCAGGATTAATTTCCTCAAACTTATTGTCATCATAGGTATTCATTTGACCCCACAAATAGCGAGACCCACTTGCGTGGGCCGTCGCCTGACCAAGAGAGAGGTAAAGCAAGCAAAGCGTAACACATTAGTTTCTTCGTCTCAACTCTTTAGCAATGGCATGGAATGCTTCCGCACCCATAACTACTTCATCAAGCATTTCATCACTTGGGTTCTTCTGCCAAGCGGAGATACATTTCCCAATCGTGAACATCGAGTGTTCCATCCATTGCACCAAGTCTGGTGTTGAAATTTTCGCTACCCTCTTCTCGATTCGAGTCTGGGGCTGGTGTCCATCCTGCTTCTTCCGTAAAATCATCGTATGTCACTTCCCGTGTTTCTAGTGCGCCAGATAATGCTTCTTCTTCATCTTTAACGCCAGTCCAACGACCACAGACTAGTGCCTTAAACTTAGGTAATCTTAGTATAAAAGGCTTAGAAGTTCTAAATGGTTCTTCAATTTCTTGGGTCCAACCACGAACAATGACTTTGCTACCCCATTCATAGGGGAATTTAGTTACTTGAACAAATACTGGACCGATGTTGTGTACCTTTGGCATTACTACCTTTTCTTTTGCTTGTTGTTCTGTCCTAATGTTTTGTACGTAGTTTTAGTTTGTCCCTTGGCTTTACCCTTTGAGTGTACTTGAGCACCACGAGAGAATCGGTAATACGCTTCTCTAGCAGCCTGGGAAACACTAGACACATCTGCTGGACCACGAGGCTTGAAGTCAAGCATACGGTAAATAATTGCGCCCTTAGAACGGTTAGCCTTAAACGCTGCCCATTCA